TGAACCTGCTGTACACCGACGGCAAGTTGTATTGGGTACCCTTCTTGAAAGACGACTGTCCGTTCCTGGAAGACGCGTTCACCGTGCCCAAGCCCTGGACTATGGATAATCTCTTAGCGACCCGTCAGAAGGCGTTTGACGCGTCTCTGGAGTACCTGAAAGACACGCCCTGCATGGAGTGTCCGTATCTCTCCAGCTGTGCGGAGAAGGGCATCACCAGCATCATGAAATTCATGGGTATCAAAGACTGCTTGGTAGGGCTTGAGTATGCACGTTGATCGCGTCTCGCAAACCTTCAACTTAGGGTTGGAGGTGTTGAAAGGGTGTGGCTACAGTTGTTCAGGCTGCACCGTCGATAAGAACTTCGCTGAGTTCGATGTCCCAGCAGACGATGCCAAGGCATTGTTGGGGCTGCTTGAAGACCTTAAGCAAAACGACTGGCGGATGTTGGAGCTGAAGATTGGGCCGACGGACATCACCAGCAGTGACAATGGTTTTGCTGTGTTGCGGCACCCGGTGATCAAGCAGATCGCCTCGTACTACAAGGTGCTGACCCTGAATGCGGCCATGTTGCATGACCGTAACCTGCCGGAGCTGGCAGCGCTGTGCGATGAGTTGATGCCAGGCAAGTACGTCAACATCGGCACACCCTTTACCTTGAAGAATGTGGCCAACGAGAAGTTCATGGGCATGATGAAGGAGCGGTTGGCGTATTTCCAAAGTCTGCTGAAGAAAGCCTCCTTCACGCGCCTGTATGCCACGGTCAATATCGAGGAAGAGAACCTCAGTCAGTTCAATGACGAGTCGTTTAGCCGGCTGCGCAATTACGACTTTGGCTCAGGGATCGACAAGGTGATTGAATTCCCCTTCGTCAACGCCCGACAAGGGTTTGATAACATCCTGCATGCCGAACGCTTCAAGCGGGACATCAAGCAGTTTTCGGATTTCGTCAAGACGAAGATCAACACCCATGAGTTCGTGCCATTGATCCCAGGGACCAAAGAAGGCTATGAGTACACCTACCGGACCGGTAAGCTGTATTCGACCATCGTACTGGTGGAAAACCTGACCCTGTACAAGGACAAGTACGAACTACCTAAGCCTTGGACCGGTGAGCGTCTGATTGACAACCGTGAGCAGGCCTACATCAACAACCTGATCAAATACAGTGAACACCCTGAGTGCGGCGACTGCTGCTTTCTGGACAACTGTGCCCGGTGTGACGTGCAACATCTGATGGAGGAGACAGGGAGTGCCACCTGCCTCATCGAGATGAAGAATCGCTGGGACCTTATGATCGTAGACGGACAGGCTTACGAATAATGAACCTTCTGTACATCATCATTGACAACGTGGCATTGCCTGATTGGCTCTTTGAAGCCGCTTTGTGCGAGCACAACAAAGGGTTTATCGAGAACCCGGTGATTCAGCAGTTTACTGACGAACACCTGTTGCCCTTAGTCAAAACCCATGTCGATGCAGGCCCTGAGCTGTACGCCTGTTCCAACCACGTCCATGTGGGCACCGCAGGCCTGACCCCACACGACCACCTGCCCAATGCCTTTACCTCGGTGTTGTACCTGACCGATGCTGAAGGCGAGTTAGTGGTCGATCCCTGTGGAATCAATGAGCGGATCAAGCCGGTGGCAGGTCGCTTTGTGATCTTCAAAGGTGACACGATCCATGCCGTGGACAAATCCCCTCACGATGAACTGCGCATGGCGCTGGTGACCAACTATGAATACCCTGCCGTATAAACCGTTCCAAAAGCTGTACGATGAATTGGTACAGGAGCACTCCGATGCATTTGAGCTGATGGAGTTCGTTGAAGCCGACGAGAAGGTGGAAAACGCATTGAAGTATTTCGAGGCGGCCACCTTCCCGTTGATCTATCCGGCCAAGAGCTATGCGGTGGCAATCATCTACGCCTTCAAGCTCAAGGAGATCTACGGGCTTGACATCCACACGGTGCTCGACGATGAAGACCTGTTCTTAGGGCAGGACCCGTACTTCGTACCGTACCGTCAAGACCCTGAGACGTACGATGCGATCATCGAGAAGCTCCAAGAATTGCCTAACTGGCTGGAATCGGGCTGGGCACCTAAATCTGTACAGTACTGCCTGCTCGAGTGCACAGAAGCGGGCATCCAATCCTTGACGGAGGTCTGACATGGAAACGCTTTCACTCTGGGCCACCCCGGTGGCCAGGATCAATGTCGCCGATCAGTTCGACATGCAAGCATGGGCCGATGAAGTGTTTACCATGTACAGCATGACCAACGGTGAGGATGACCGGCAGCGGTTCGTGGACCCTGAGCTGTTTCCAATCATTCTGGAAATGCGCGATCAGATCATCACTCCGGCTGTCAATGCGTTCTGCAAAGAACACTTCGGTCAGGACATGGAGAAGTATTACGTCGAGACCAATGGGAAGTGGATCGTCGAAGGGGAAGGGTTGTACGCTCACCTGCATCCTGGCAGTGTGCTCTCGGCCATCTGCTACCCCAACGACTCGACCAATGGTTTGAACATGTTCGACCCCAGGCTCAATGCCATGCGTGGCTATCCCAAGCGCATGCGCAACCACCACTTTGCCAACTTCCGGATCAGTCCGAAGCAAGGTGACGTCTGGATCTTCCCGAGCTATGCGCAGCACAGCGTCTCACACGTCACTGAAGAGGTGCGGTTGTCGTTGCTGCACGAATACTACATGATCGATAACCTCTGAAGGAACCTCCCATGTCTGAAGAAACCCCTCTTTACACCGGCGCTGATCGCGGGCAATTTCGAGTGGTACGCCTGCTGGATAACGCCGGGGTGCAACTGCGTCCCTTCGCCCGTATCAAAGATGCCGTGGTGTTCAACTTCCTGTCTGACCTGCAATACGCCATCGTTGGCTACAGCATGGAATGGTGGAAGGAAGATGAAGCCGCCCCGCAAGACGGTGGTGAACCACACCCGTATATCCCACGGGGCCGTCCGGCGGTGAACCGTCTGTACTTCCGTACCAAGACCAGCCATACACCGAAGATGTTGCACCTGGAAGACGCTATCATTAACGACTTCCTCAACGTCAAGGTCCTCGCAGATCCTATGTCCCTGTCTTCTTACACGCAAGAGTCGGAAGAGCAAGCGGCCAGTGCTGCACAGTGGCGGACCTTGTTGAACAGTCCGTTCTCCTTTGCCAACGCCGTGCACATCACCCGTTTTGCAACCACCCCCTCGACCCCGTTGGCGGTCGACAGTGAGGGACTGCGGTTCGAATATCGCCGCACGACTAATCCGGATCAGGTCTTCAATGGCATGCTTCGCGATTATAAATTCGAGAAACTCCGAGACTGCTATCCGGCAATGCTCGAACTCATTGAGAGTGAACAAAATGGCAGCAACAGTTAATCAACTGAAAGAACTGCAGCGTGGCATGAAAGCCATGGGACTGTACACCGGTCTCATCGACGGGGCGTGGGGTCCGTTGAGTCATGGCTCGTTCATGAACGCCCGTCGCCTGACGGAAGCCGCTCGCAAAAAGGCCGTTGCTGAACACGGCATCGACCCGATCTTCCTGGCGTACTGTAATGCCACGGCTTGGTCGGAGAAGGTCAGTGACGAATTCATCAAGATCGTCAAGCACATCGCAAGTGGCCTGGCCATGCCCAACAACGGTCCGGATGACCTGATGGCCTGCATGGCATTCGAGACCGGTGAGACGTTCTCGCCGAGCATCAAGAACGGCGCCGGTGCACCGTACTACGGCCTGATCCAGTTTGGCGCTGCCGCAGCCAAGGACGTCGGTACCACCGTAGGCGCGTTGGTCAAGCTCACGGCTGAAGAGCAGCTCTTCTACGTGCAGAAGTTCTTCCAGCCCTACAAAGGCAAGCTGAAGAACCTGGGCGATGTCTACATGCGCATCCTGTGGCCCGTGGCAGTAGGCAAGCCGGACGACTACGTCCTCTGGGACGCGAAGACCCGTCCGACCACCTACGTGCAAAACAAAGGCCTGGACATCAACAAGGATGGGAAGATCACCAAGGCTGAGTGTTGTGCCAAGGTCACCCAGAAGTTGGTGGCCGGTCTGCATCCGCGCATGCTCAAAGTGAGCTAAAGAAAAAAAGAAAGAAGCAACAGGAGGAGGGCTCATGCCCTCCTCCCTATGCCGTCAACCTTTATTCTTGCGCACCAATGTGCGACCAAAGAGACTGATGCGATCGGGAAGGTGCTCAACCGCTTTGTAACCGATGATGCTGCCAACAATGCCAGCACCGACGACCAGTACAGCGAAGGTGGTATTGCTCATGGTGATGCTCCGTATCAGTTAGCCAGCATGGCTTCAAGGTGATTGATTTTGGCTTCGTAGGCCAGGGCTTGTTTGCTGCTCACGCCATAGACACGCATGGCATGGGCGAACATGTGGGTGGCATGCGCCAGCTCCGATTGGAGAGCGCGAACGTTTTTACCGAACAGTTTATTGAACATGATTGCGCCCTCCTGTGGGCTAGGGGTTATCTGCGCTGAGCGAGGAACGATAGACCGCGTCCCAGTATCGAGATACCGATGTTGAGACGGGTTTCTGGTTGATGTTGTTTAGGCTCGCGACGATATCCACTGAGGGCCCTTTCTTGAGCCATCGGTAGCGTCGTCAGGTGACGTGGAGCAGGCTCTTCAATTTCTTCAAGGGCCAGTACCCGCACTTCTTTTACTTCAAGTTTCTGGGTCAGGACAATGAATTCCTCATTGACATAGAAGCCCCGCAGACCCAGCAGGTGAGCCGCGGCTTTGACCAGGTCACGGTGGGCTTTCGAGAGTTCTTTGAACTCAGTGCTCAGCCAGACACGTTGGCGATCGCCGTCAGCGACCACTTCGTCCAAATCAAAGCGGTCGCCCTTACGCTTGAACGTCACTTCATCTTTATAGCTCCATTTCACTTTACGTCCATCTCGAATCATGGCGGTGGTCGCAAGGGCTTTGTGACGCTCTTTAATGCTGACTTCGATAACTTTCATGGTGATCTCCTTAAGATCTAGGGTATAGGTGGTGCGGTGTACAGGTTGTTAAGAATCAGGAAGCCAATGAAGATAACGCCCAGACCGATGTAGTACTGGGCGCTACTCATTGAAGTGTTTCTTCAGTGCATCTTCGATCAGGTGGTAGGTGAGCATGGTGGGTTCCACCACCCGCACCGGCAGGTAGTCGAACTTCACCTTGTCCTCGTGCATGAAGCGGTAGTAGCCTTCAGCCCGGATCAGCGCTTTGGCTTGTTCGGTACTGACGCCCTCACTGAAGCGGGCGAGTTCCCAATGGATGCCGTACTTGGTCTGTCGGCGGAAGAAGAACTGACCGTCAGCATCGTGCAGGTCGTTCTCAGTTTGTTCAGCGGTGTAACGATGGGCGATTTTCATGAGAGGCTCCAAGCAGGCGGAAGGTTAACCCATGTAGGCAATCATGTCTTCGTGAAACTTGTCATGCAGCTCCGGGTGGCGCTGAGTGACTTGCATGCACTTGACAAAGGTACCCGCAGGGGTGCGGTAGTAGAAGTCCTTGAGGAATTGGACCACGGGGATCTTACGCAGGTTGATCAGCGCAGCCGAAGCCAATTGCTTTTCACCGTTGACATTGATCTCGTGGAAGAAGGGGAATTCAATCATCGCGCCAATGGCGCTCACATTCATGTTGGTCATGCAGATGCCTCCATTGGCACAGTGGTGTCGATCAAGTTAAATCACGTAGAGGCTCTTGGGGCAAGAGCCTCCAGGCTGATGCAACTTAGCTGTTCAGTACTTTCTGACGCAGCTTGGAGTGGGAGTATTTATCGAGGATGATGTTGGCAGCCACGATGATGGTTACAGCAACAACGATACGTCCGAACATGGTAATGCTCCTTTGATTCAGGTTAAAGTAAGAGATCATTCTGCTTACTCACTGTTACCATGTATCGTTGAAAATAATTCGAATCGATAATTCGAGCCGGCAAAAAGGACCCACCTGCAAGAGAGCCCGTTCTGAGGAGGCTCTCTTGCAGGTGCTGGACTACCAGCGTGGGTCAAGGGGAGGGGAGTTCCCGATGCTACGTGCTCAAACTGTTAACGCTTGACAGGCCCATGGGGCGGACGAATTAACGGCGGTGATTCCAGTAAGGCTGGGCTGACCGCGTCATTCAACAGCCGCCGTACCAAAGGCGGCAAAGACGATGCACCCTCCGGCTCAGGCGTGGTATGGTACCGACGCGCTTTTGCAGCAGGGGCGGGTGGAACGGCATCGTTCATAGGGGTGTCCTTGCAAGCGGAATAATGGTCAGCCAGGGGCGATGGCTATTGCCTATCGCGCTCCTGCAGCTGCCCCAGGAGATCCGGTACCTTCTCCTATAATAGTA